TGCTGTACCTGTAGTATCTTGGTTAAGAGTACCTACTGTGAAGTCTAATGTATTATCTGCATCTTCATATGCTACTGTGATGCCGCTTTCTGTATTTGAGCTAACCATAGCTCCTACAGTATCTGCAATAGTTTCTGCTAGTGTTACGCCACCAATAGTAATAGCATCAGCTTCTAGAGTACCATCAATGTCTGCATCACCACTAATATCCAGTGTAGCTGCATCTAGCTCACCAGTAATCGTAAAGTTTCTAACGCCTGTATAATCTTTATTAGAATCCAATATAACAGCTTTAGAGGCTATTGCAGTACCTACTGCTGTACTACCAAGGTCTAGAGCATTAATCTCTCCTACGACCACTGTAGCTCCATCTAGGATGTTTAGCTCTGCTGTTGTACTAGTGACACCATCAAGTATGTTTAGTTCTGCTGTTGTAGATGTTACGCCATCTAGTATGTTTAATTCCGCTGCTGTAGAAGTTACTCCGTCTAATATATTAAGTTCTGCTGCGGTACTGGTGACACCATCTAAAATATTTAATTCTGCTGCGGTGCTTGTTACACCATCCATGATATTAAGTTCAGCGGCAGTAGCTGATATAGCTGTACCATTAAAGTTAATACCATCTAGGTATGCAATACCGTCTACATACAAATCCTTCCATTCTTGTGAAGAACTTCCTAAGTCATAAGAATTATCTGTATTAGGAATAATGTTTGAGTTTACGTCTGCTCCAAAGACTACGTTGTCTGAAGCTGCATCACCCATAGTAATCGTACCACCGTTAAAGGTAGTAGTACCTGTGACTGTTAAGTTTCCTCCTACAGCAGCATTACCTGTTACTGTTAGGTTATCAGCTACTGTAGTCTCTGAAGTTGTATGGCCTATAGTGACTGCTATGCCACTAGTTTCTGTAGCAACCTTTAATGCACCTGTAGCATTTGTTATATAAGAGTTAGTACCATCATGATAAAGCTGTAAGTCATCACCAGTACCTAGTTTAATATTAGCACTGTCAGGCATATCTACGTGAGTAGAAGGGCTTATAACTCCTGTTACAGCAAGAGTACTTGCCATATCTACTGCACCATCAATATCTACTGCGTCTAGGTTAGTAGTTCCGTCAATGTCTATGTCACCTGAAATATCTAAAGAAGTTCCTGTAAGGACTCCTGTGACTCCTAGCGTACCTGCAATAGTTGCATTTGCATCTACATCAAGTGTATCTACATGTGCAGTACCATCTATGAAAAGATCTTTAAATTCTAATGAGCTTGTACCTAGATCAATATCATTATCTGTTACAGGTACAATAGCTCCATCTTGTATTCTTATTTGCTCTACTGCGCTACTAGAAACTTCTACAAAGAAACCCCAACGATTGTTAGTGCTATCAACTACAATTTTATTAAGAAAATCTAAGTCACCAATAGTGTGTACGTTACCGCCATGTCCAGCAGTACCATCGTGTCTGTGTCCTGTACTTGATGCACTAGAAGAAGAATAAGTAAACGCATTTTCAAGTTGGTTGTATTCATCATTAAACAACGCTGCGGTAATAGTATCTCCATCTACAAACGTACTTTGTCTAGTATAGCTTTGAGCCATTTATTATCTCCTTCCTGCTGGTCTATAGTCTGCGTATATACCATTAATTGCATATGGTGCATTCTGATCAATACTATAAATTCTAAAATTACAAGTATCTCCACTACCCTGTACTGCTTGTCGCACTAGTGGATCGTTTGAAGCTCCAAATGCAACCGCATTAAATTTAGACGAACCAAACATAGCTGGCTCTTGAATCTGATCTAACGTATAATTAGGTGGTTGCGGTATAGTAGTATCACCATAATTATATCTAAGTCTTAATGTAGGCTGGCACTGACCTTCTGGTGTAAAAGAAATTTTAGTATAGTTAATTGTTTTACGTGTTCCTGCATCACCAAAATCTAAAAAAGGAGTTTCATACCTTGCACTTATATCTGTTGCAGTACCTGCTGGATTAAAAGAATTACCTGTGTCGTGATTATAAACATAGCCATCTTTATCGCCATGAAAAGTTTTTTCTAAACCGTCCTTATCTAATCCAGATGTAAAAGCGTGTGCTTGTATCCCTTCAGTCTCTGACCATTCAAATCCATTAGGTGTAATAGTACCTATGACTCCTTTTGATGATGATGTAGATGCATCAGCTTTAGAATAAAATAAACGATACTGAGATTTACTTCTCAATACAGCACTACTTATTACAAAGTCATTTATTTCTGCTGCTATATTTCCTATAATAGATTGTATAGCTCTGCTAACAGAACCAAGCTCAACGTCACCAATCCTTGTTGTACCAGCAATAGTTCTTAATCCGTCAGGACTTAAAAATACCAAGTCACCTGCAATTTCTTGAATAGATGCTCCATCCATACAACCTACGTTTTTTGTAATAGGAACTATTCTAATATTTGATGAGTCATTTATACTTTGTAATTTATAAATTGAGTTAGTACAAAATATAATTAAATCATCACGGAAACTTCTAATACCTACTACTTTATCATCTAGTACAATACTTCCTGATCCAGTACTTGTAAAGTCATCTATATCATTTGTACCGCTATAATAGATTGTATTAGGTGCTGTAGCTGCTCCTGCTACTACTAAGTGCTTGTCATGTATTACACAATACTTAGGATATACTGTACCACTTACTGTTATTTCTTTTGCAAAGTAAGTTCTGGTATTAACATTAGCCCCTGTACCTGTCATTTTAAAGTACATAGGCTTTGCACCTGAACCTTCGTCTGTTATAACTACTTCACCATAATCAGTGTTACCTTCAAATATTGCAAAGTTTGCTTGTCCTTGAGATGTTCTAGCTGCTGCTGATCGTCCCGTAAATGTACTGTAGTTATCTCCTGCTGCATCTACACTAGCTCTATTTATCTGTAGCCAACTAGTACCATCCTGACTAAAGTATACATTAGTTCCTGAACAGCATATTACACCATCTGCATATACTTGAAGTCCTAATATAGAATTAGCACTATTAGGTCTAGCAGCAGAACCTCCACCAAAAGGAGTATATCCATTAATACGTCTATATCCACCATCAGGGTCTACTTCAAAGTTAGATAGTGCTACTGCAAATCCGGGCTGTCCTAATAATTCTAATTGGTTAAGATTAGTATTAAGACCACCTTTGCATGATATACCAAAAGGTTGAGACATTAAATAAACCTCATACGATCATCTTTAAACGTACCCGGAGTAGGTTCCATAAGATTAAGTTTCATTAAGCGTAACCCTCTTTTGTAATCTTCTAATGCAAAAGCAGAAGATTGTGGATTTTCTTTAAACTGATGTAAATAATATCTAGCTCTTGCCATTAGTACAGAGTTATAAATATTAGGAAATACTGTAGTATCTCCATGTGCAGATAACTCAGTAGGTAAGTCAAAAGCATAAAACCAAATACGATATACTTTATCTGGTATAGGGCTTAATCCAAACTTACGTCCATCAGGGCTTCGTGTTACTCTAGCGGGTGTACCGCCATTAGCATCTTCTGCATCATCTTTGTTTTCACTAATACGATAGTAATCTTTCCAAGCTTCTGTAGTAACGTATCTTAAATTTCGTATAGTATAAGGAGAAGATTCTCCACTTACTCCTACTGTAGTTAAAAGAAAATTATCCCAATCTATATAGCCATAGTCATTAGTTAAACTAGAACTAGATGCTTTAAGCTCGTACCAGCGTTGATTAGCTACAGTTTCTACATATACATTACCGTACATAGGATCTGTAGCTCCACTTTCAGCAGTAGCTAAAAAAGGCCATTGAGGTTCTTCATTGACTATATCAAGATAACCTCTATTAATAGAATCTTTTGCGTGTTGCTGAATACCTACAGCAGATCCAAAGTTAGAAGCAGTCAATTCTACTTCATTCATCTCACGCAATAATTCGTTTGTCAGATTAAGAAATGTAGCCATTACTTTTTATGAACCTTTTGTACGTCAAAATTAGCGGTAAGACTTGCACCTTTATGTGGTGTAAACTTACCAGTATGCTTCATGAGTTTATAACCACCTTTAGATTGTTTCATCCAATGATAGCCTTTAGGTGCTGATACTTTCATTAGTTAGGTCTTGCTACTTCACTACCACCGTAATACATAGAACGATCCATATTTTTCATGTTTTTACCACCACCCATATTTTTCTTTTTTCTTTCTTTCTTAGGTGGCCTTCCTTTTTCTGATCCGTATGTTCCTGTTCCCATTGGCATAATGTTTACTCCTGATCCATTGAAAATGTTTTACTCTTTGCTCGACACGCTTCCAGTTCTGTATTATAAGATTTTATTTCTTTTTTATCTTTAGAAGCTTTACGAAATATTCTGTCATAGTTAAAGTCGTAAGCTTGTTTATTAAATTTTTTACGAAATCTGCTTTCTTTACTGGCTATTGTACCAGTACTCATAACAAACGGTTTTTCATCTGTTCCAAGTTGAGGCACTTTATAAATCTCCTATAAAAAGGTTTGGGGGCCGTTAAGCCCCCTTACCTAAGTTAAGTTCTAGTCAATACCGTAGAAGGCAGAAACTAGTGCTTCACCACGTAGTACCTTGGCTCCATATACATGAAGTCCACGTACAATGTCTCCAAAGCTGTCAGGATCACGAATAACTTCTGTACTTGTGATAGTCTGAGCAGTAGCTGTAGAAGACATGTGACCAGCAATACATTTACCAGCAGCATTAGATGTGCTTGCAATGTTGTTAGTCTTGTACATATCAAAACCACGTAGCTTACCAGAGCTTACCAATCCATTACGGATTGAACCTTGACCAGCGTTGTAGTCTACTGACAAGAGCTTAGAAGAACTTTGTACAAGAACTTCATAGAACTCTGGATTAGCTAGGAACCAACGTCCTTCTTCAGGTACGTTTTGCTCGTCTAGCAATCTTGCCATGTGAGACAATACATCGATTGGGTCATGTTCGCCTGATGCAAAACCAATGTCCAAGTTACCAGTACCGTCAAAGGTTCCAGCAGCAAGGTCAGTTGCACTATCAGAACCTAGAACATGATTAGGGCTAGAAGCTGATACGCCTGAGAACATAGTTGCAATTACACCTTCGTCAAATGCATCGCGTAGTGCGTATGCAGCAGAAGATGATGCAGTCTCACGCCAGTTTACGTGTGACATGTTTGATTCAATGTCATCAACGATAAACTTAAATGCGTTAGCTGTATCTACGACCAAAGTAAGTTCTTGGTCAGTTAGCTTGGTAGCCGTTACATCTTGCCCTCTTTCATACTGATAAACAGTAATCGTAGGTTCTTTGATAATCTTTACGCTATCTCCAAAAGCGGAAATCTCACCAGCATAATCAGTGTTAGTGATTGCTTCTGCTACTGAGGCTTTACGGAAGAAGTTAAGTACCTTCTTCGAGTAAACCGCAGGTAGAAAAAATGAGTTAGTTTGACCACTTACAGAGTTGGCAAAGTTTGCATTGGTATCAGTACTTGGTTCAAAGTATTGATCTGATTGATTATAAGCCATATTACTTCTCCATTAAAAAGACAGATTAATTTTTTACTACTCTGCCTTCAGACATGGCTTGATTAATTTCATCTTCAAATTTATCAAACTGGTCTACAGACATCGCAGCAATTTCCCTTTCAGTCCATATCTTAGGTTGAGCAGAATCAATTTGTGTAGTTTTAGTTGACACAATATCTGCTGCTGATTCCCTCGTTACAGGCTGTCGTTTTGGAGAACGTCTTGTCTGTGTAGTAGGTTGTACACCAGTTTCTAATTTATAAAGATCTATAGCTTTTGATGCTAAAGCAACATTATCAGGATTATTATAAATCCAATCTTGTATTTGTTGTGGTTGAGTCTCAGCCCATTCGTGAAATGTTTCATCACCTCTGATATCTTCAAAATCAGGATGACGTTCACGCAACGTAGTTTCTGCTTCTCGTTTTAGTATCTCAGCTTCTCTCATTTGAATAGCTGATAACTGTTCTCGTAGCTCTCCTACTTGCTGTTCACTTCTCATATGTGCTACAGATTCTACCGTATCATACAAATCAGGGTACTCTTCTTTAAACTTTTCTAAATCTTCAACAGACTTAGGAGCTTCATAACTGGGCTGTACTGATCTAGCTTGAGCCTCTAGTTCTTGTTCTCGTTGTTTAAATTGAGAAACCTTATCATCATAATGTTTTTTTAAATCATCGTAACGCTTTTTATAATTAGTTCTCTTTTTTGGCTGCACTTCTTCTTCTTCAGGGGCCTCTTCTGGGGTAGCCTGTGATGGTGCAAAGAAAAGAGAATCAGCATCATCTGTATTAGGCTTATCTGGCGTGTGCCAAGATTTCTTAGCGTTATACGGATTAGCTTCTGGTTCTTCTATATTTTCTACTACTTCTGACATATTTTGTTCTCCTTCCGGGGCTTGAGTCTTTTTAGCAAGGTAGCCATACTAATTCATTCTGGCCTGAATAAATAGCTTGGGGCTTGTCTTTACTTCAAGGTAGCCGTTAAGTTAAAATGGTAAGGGGCCTATGCTAGGGGTAGCCTTACCTCACACTTGGCATTCTGTTGGAGCTTATCATAACTTTACGAATTTCTTCGTCAGTTTTAGAAAGAGAATCTTTTGTATCTTCAATTTCATCATCTTCTTCTACTGCTCCACCAAATGCCTTCATCATATAGCCACCGTCATAGGCTCGTTCAGCATCATCCATCATAGTTTGTAGATTATCTGCGCCTATAGCATCAGTAGCTTTCCTTGTCATAACAAACTCTCCATCTGACAATCGTGCAGGTATCGAGTCTGATACTCCAGTTCCGGGGCCTGTTACTTCTCCAGCCCCAGAAAACTCAGAAGCAGTTCCTATTACTTTGTCAAATATGACACTAAGTTGAGGATCTGTTTCTAACGAGTTCATTAAATATGTTTGTTCTTCTTCGTTTAAAGATTCATCTATGATGAAATCTAAATAATTATCTTCCATTTCTTCATCTGGAAGTTGAGATGCTTCTGCTTCTGCCATCTCTTCAGGTGGTATATTAGGGTATGTATCTACTGGCATACCACCTTCTTCTTTTCCTTCTCTAGTAGGCAAAAAGAAATGATCTGATGCATCTTCACCCTCTTGAAATTTTTTTAATTGTGCTTCTACTTGAGCTTTAGTTGGCCCTTTATCTTTAGGCATTACTTGAGTAGTTTTATCTTCAGATCCAATTACATTGCCATCTTTATCAGTATATATTGTTTTAGTTCTAGCGAGTAAGCCAGCCTTCTGTTCTTTTGTTAATTTTTTAGCCATCTTTTCTCCCTATAGATTCCTTAACCTGCTCCTTCAACGAGGCGAGGTGTGCCAGCAAACGCATCTTCCCCTGACTGCGGTACATTTCCTGTTCCAATGTTGCCCCCACCAGTACCTGTGTCTCCAAGGTTTGC